TAATGACAGTCGCATCACGATTATGCTTTGCCATTGATATCTCATCAATCTCTCTTGCTTGATCAACTGCGTCTTGAACTGCAGCAGCAATCAGGATATCAACCTGTTCTTTTGTGTAGGCAATATCTTTAATTTTTTGTTCTGTTATGTCTCTTGGGTTTGTTACCGTGGTGATTGGGAATTCCCTTATAAAGGTTTTGATCATGATCGTTGCTTTTCTATATGTATTATATCAAATTTTTCATATATGTAAATGTTAGCGAATTTCAAAATCTAATTTTCTAACTTTTCTTTGTTTTCTGGCCTCTTGCCATACCAAATCTTCACTAGTTAGTGAATCTTTATAGTTTGTTTTAGATGAATTTTTTACAATTATAACTTTACCTAAATCTTTTGCTGTAATAACATCATCCACAAGTGTTGTCATATTAGAACAACCGCAACATTGTGTCTTTCCTGATTGGCTCGACAACTCTCTATTGCAGTTTTTACATCTGACGACTATCATTTTTAAGTCCTATTCACTTCATATACTCTATTTAGTATGATAAATAGAAAAAAAGTGTATTGATACAATGGCAAACAGAATTCCATTAATTGTAAATGCGAGTGCAAGTCAAATTCAAGAAGTTCCAGCTGGTGATGTTGTAAACTTTGATAACAAGGTGGTATTAACCAACAGCACTGCATCTTCAAGTAAGACAGTTGGTGCTGTGGTTGTAACTGGTGGTGTAGGTATTAGTGGTGCATTGAATGTAGGAGGAGATATTACTGCATTCTCAACATCTGACGAAAACTTAAAAGAAAATCTAGTAGCAATACCAAACGCAGTTGATAAAGTAAAATCAGTCTCTGGTTATACCTTTAAATGGAAAGCAGATGGCCCGTACCCCCACTTAAATGGTAAAGAAGATACTGGTATAATTGCTCAACAAATACAAGCACTTGGATTACCTGGTATAACTTCAACAAGAGATGCTGGTATCTTGGGAGTAAGTTATAAAAAATTAGTTCCATTATTGATAGAAGCAATTAAAGAATTAGATGCAAGAATTAAAACTTTGGAGGGATAAATGGTATTACCCACAGGAGAAAGTCCAGTTTCATTTAGCCAAATTCGAAATGAGTTTGGAACTGTTGGCACAGATTCAGCAACTGCTCCAGTAAGATTAGGGCAATATAGAAGAGATGATGCGTCTTTTACTAATAAGAATGTTGGAGAGTTATCAAATTTACCGTTAGATACAGGTATACCCACATCTGGATCAATTAATATTGATGCTTTTCATGGTAAAAAATTAAATACTGTGATAGATTTACATGAATCTGGCAGTAGCACTTTTAATCATAATGTAAAAACTGATAGATTTGATGCTGGTCAGTATGATTTTGTTGGAGGTTATAGAGATAGTTTATCACCAGCAACTTGGCAAGGTGGTAAAAAACTCATAGTTCATATCAATAATACCTTTGGTTCAAATGGTGCATCAAACGTTAATGATGTTGCACTCACGATTGGTAGTGGTTGGCCAGCAGACACTGAATTTCAAATAGATTTAGGATCAAGTGCTGTAGTTGCAGGTAAAGGTGGTAACGGTGGAAATGGAGGTGCTGGTAGTGATAGTGGATCTTCAGGCACTAATGGTACAAATGGAACAAGTGCACTTGCTTTAGAGACAGGAATGTCAATCAATAGTCAAGCGTCAGGAGCACAACTCTTCGGAGGTGGTGGCGGTGGCGGTGGCGGTGGTGGTGCAAGTCAAGATGACTCTTTCCTCGGTTCTGGAGATTTTGATGAAGCTGGTGGTGGAGGCGGTGGCGGTGGCCGTGGACTTCCTGCAGGTGATCCTGGTAGTGGAGGAAGTGGTGGCGGTGCTGGTGGCGGTTCAGAAGGAAGTGTAAGTGCAGGTGGAAATGGTGGAAGTGGTGGAGATGATGACGAATCAGAAGGTAAAGATGGTGGTGCAGGTGGTGGAGCATCATCTGCAGGTGTGGATGGAGGTACTACTGGATCTAATGGAAGAAACGTAGATGGTTCTAATGGTGAAGGTGGGTCTGCTGGAAGTGCAATAATATTTTTCTAACTTATCTGTCTTGGTTTGACTCCAAAGAAACTCGAAATACAATATCTACCCCAACCATCAAAGTAATCTGAATTTTTTATACTGACTTTTCGAACTCCGTGTTCTACCCAACCTGGAAATACAACCATAGTGTTATTTTCACAAGGTACTTTAAAATCATATTTGGGAAATATTAAATCACCACCAGTAAATTTTTTAGGTTCCTTATAGAAATAAGAAAACGCTAAGTATTGAAATCCTTTATCAGTATGTGGGTCATAATATTCCTTATCATGATAATATCTAACTTTTGTAATATCGTGATTAGATTGGTTTGCAATACTACAACACCCGTGAATTTCAGAAAATTTATCCAGAACACCACACTCAAACAATTTACGATTCATAGTTAATATATTTGATACATTTCGATATTGTTTAGTATAAATCTCATCTAAAAGTAATGCTTTTGCATTTGTGTGATCTACGATACCTCCATATCCTGCTGCGTCTAAAAGTTTTCCTGGTTTAGTATAAAAATTTAACTCTTCCCAAATCAAACCTAATTCTTTTTCATTATAAAAATTATCCACGACCATCAAGGGAAATGGATTTGCATATAAAGTTATTTGTAAAGTTTCCATTTAATCTACGACCCAACCCCAACTTGTAGCAAGATATTTTGTCCCTCCTAAAGGTGGATTCCCCCTATGGACATGTGTATATTGACAAGGAAATATTAATACATCTCCCGTAGATGGTTTTTCTCTCACTCCTTGATATAAAAATTCTGTTTCTCCTCCATCAAAATCATCATTTAAATAAGTTTGAACGACAAATGTTCTTCTTGCAGTCGTAGAACTTCCATTTTCATAATGCCAAGAATGAAATCCCGCACCGTCAGGTATTTTTTTAATTTTGCAATCATAAATCATAAATTTTCTAACTCCAAGAATAGAGTAGGTTTTCAAATACTTATCAACACAAGGTTTAATTTTTGGAAATATTTTTTTAGTAATTCTGGCTGCTGTAGTAAGATCTATGCATAAATCTACAGGAGGATTAATTGCCTTTTGATCCTGTAGAAATGGTTGCTCTGTATTTTGATCAAATAATAATGAATTTGAATCAAAATATTCTATTTCTTCTATTATATCTCTACACTCTTGTCTAGTAAATGCTTTCTCATAACGAGAGATAAAATTAGTTTTCATTTTTTAATTTAGAACAAAGATCAATAAAATACTCAGCGTCAAGAACAACGAGAGGTTTTACATTGTTCTTTTTTATTACACATATTGGTTCATAATTACCTGAGTTGGCAGTTGCTTGAGTATATGCCTCCCAGATATTCAGTTTCTCTACGTTCTTACACTCTACACTATAAGGAAACTTTTGTCTAGCAGCACGGGCCATAATTAAATCTTCACCACCTGCTCCCATACTACGAGACTCTATATCTTCTGGATGTACATCTAGTTGTTCTATCAGTTGATCACGAACCCATTGCTGTAATCTTCTGCCCTTTGCTTTAGCAGACTGTGCTTTCATTCCAATAACCTCTCACCTTGAGATTATTTATCTTGTCTTCTAAGGTGCTTAAATCAATCATAGGCCACCATCTTGTTGCTTTTCCATCAATGATAATACAGTGCGATTTATTAAAAGGAAATTTCATTTTGTCATCCAATCTAATACTTCTTCTGGTAACTTACCAACTCTCGAATCTGAATCCTTTACTGTATGTGGATCCATTTCACCCTTGGGGAGATAAGTAAGTTCACGCAATGTCCTAACTGAGGGATCAGTTGTAACATTAGTGGGAAGTCGTCCAAGAGCGACGTTATCGAAATTAAGTTGATGTCTGTCAAATGTAGCAAGTTCATATTCTTCTGTCATAGATAAACAATTTGTCGGGCAATACTCTACACAATTACCGCAGAATATACAAGCACCGAAATCAATTGAATAATTACGAAGTTCTTTCTTCTTCGTTTGTTTATTCATAACCCAGTCTACCACAGGTAGATTGATTGGGCAAACTCTTACACATACCTCACAAGCAATACACTTATCAAACTCATAATGTATGCGACCACGGTATCTTTCTGATGGTATTAACTTTTCATAAGGATACTGAACTGTGACTGGCCTTCGACCCATATGGGAGAGAGTAACAGAAAAACCCTGTAACAAATATTTTGCCGAGTCTTTAATTTCCTTAAGATAACTTAATACCTGTTTGAACATTTACCAATTTTTTGCGTGTGTATTAACATCACCTTCAACATGGTTATGATCTATTTCATCAATGTGAGCGTGTTCTATGTTGAAGTGTTCTAATGCATTTGCAATTCTCTCTAATGCAACTGCAATGCGATTTGTGTCAATAGGATTCATAATATACCTTTATCTATATCTATATTATATCAAGAATCTATCAGAATCGCAACTAATCTTCATCTGTAAGAACTTTATGTGCAGTTCCATGGCCGTCATAATCATCACTATCATAGAATCCACCCTTAGTTCCAAAGAGCAGAGTGAGTCCTACAAATGGCAGTGCTGCAAATAAAAGAATAGTTTCTAAGGTCATAGTTTAAATCCACTAAATGTATCTTTTTTAACATCTTGCTTAATACCACCAACGATATAAGATTCAACCTCTGTTTCTTGTGGTGCAACCTGTAGTCCCTTTGAGGATATCCAATGTGATGTCCAAGGTAATGGGTTGTTTCTTGCAGGAATATCATAGATTGGATCTAATCCAATTGCTTTCATTCTCTTATTTGCAATCCACTCGACATATTGATGAAGTAATTTATCGTTTAGACCAATCATACTACCATCTTTGAATAGATACTCTGCCCATGCTTTCTCTTCATCTACACACTTACGGAACATACCGTAAATATTCTCCTCCTCTTCTCTCATAATTTCTAGCATCTCTGGATCATCACCATTTCTCCAGTATTTTAAAATCTGTTGAGTTAAAACGAGGTGTTGGTTCTCGTCTCTGGCAATGAGGGAGATAATCTTAGCAGATCCTTCCATAAGTTTAAGTTCGCCAAATGCAAAACTGCAAGCAAAACTAACGTAAAAACGTATACCTTCGAGTATATTGACATTTGAAATAGCCCTATAAAGTTTTCTTTTAACTTCTTTTTTCTCCCATGCTGCTGTTGCTGTCTCTTTCCAATTTTCTTTCCAGAAATTACTTGTATCGTACTCGTGTGCTGTGTTAATGAAGTCATCATATGCTTGTGTAACACTCTGTGCTCTTTCCAAAATCTTTTCATTATCTAAGATTGTATCAAAGACCTCTGAAGGATCTGGATACACATTCTTGATAATGTATGTGTATGAACGACTATGAATCATTTCCATAAAACCCCATACTTCCATACACGCTTCAAGTTCTGGAAGAGAACAGTAAGGAATAAATGCCATACCTGGCCCACGACCTTGTACTGAATCAAGAAGAATCTGATACTTTAAGTTGGAAGTAAAGATATGCTTCTGTTCTGGTCTTAGACTTGCATAATCTGCACGATCTTTCTGAAGAGACACCTCTTCTGGTCTCCAAAAATAACCCAACTGCTGTTGAGTTAACTTATCGAATGTTGGATACTTGTACTGATCGTATCTCTGAACACCTAATGGTTGTCCAAAAAACATTGATTGCTTTTTAGTATCGACCTTGTTTGCATTGAACACGGTCATACCTTCAACTTTTTTTCCCATTTTTTCTGATGTTTTAAAATTAAAGTTTGCAGCTTTCACAATCTTCTTCCTCTGTGTTTAAAATGTCTGTTAGTAAATTTTGTAATTTTTCATTATCTTCTTCCACTTCATCAGTTTTAACATCATATGTGTTCTGATAATAAGATGTCTTCCAACCATATTTGTAAGTAGTTAAAAGATCCTGTGCCATGACACTTACAGGAACTTCATTATTTTCATAATGAACTGGGTTATAACTCCAGTTACCACTGATTCCCTGATCGAAGAACTTTTGCATAACAGCAACGACATGAACATATCCCTTATTGTCAGGCATATCCCACAATAAAGTATAATTGTTTTTCAAGTATTGATAACCTGGTACAATTTGCTTCAGAGGCCCTTTCT